GGCGACATCGAAAGAGAGGGGTTGGTATTTGAATACGGAGGCATCGAGGTAATGAGATCGGAGGAAAGAGAATTGGGCCTACCTCTCGCATTCGAGGAACTCTGGGACTCCATCAACGCCAAGCGTGGATTCGGATGGGACGTAAATCCGTGGGTTTGGGTAGTGGAATTCAAGGTGATAACAACTTAATCTTGGGAAGTGGGCGACGAAACAAATACCGTAACTGAAAGCCCTTAAAGCACTTGACAAATGAAAGGAAATAGTGTATAATAATATGAATAGGCGGCGAAAACAAAAATACAGTAAAAGGAGCATTCATAAGAGATGACGAGTAAGGATGTAGAGAAGGCGCGGCCAAGGAAGATTATGAAGGAGCTTGGAGTTTCGGGCTTAAGCAGATGGGGAGGCAAGGTTACTGAGCAATTCTTGCCAGAACTTCGCGGCATCGCTGGTCGTAGAGTATTCAAACAGATGGGTACTGATCCTACAATTAGCGCTCTGTTATTCGCCATCAGACAAATAATACAGGCTGCTACTTGGGATACAAGGCCTCATAAGGAAGACTCTTCCGAAGATGGCAAAAAAGCAGCTCAATTTGTCGACGAGGCACTAAACGACATGTCTAGGTCTTGGACCAGCACTGTTTCTGGCATTTGTAGTATGATGCAGTATGGATTTGACTACAGGGAGATATGCTATAAACAGAGAAACGGTCGTTACTCGAAGACGCCATCTGAGTATAATGATGGACGCATAGGGCTCAAGAAGCTAGCTGGGCGTTCTCAACTTACAATAGATGAGTGGAAATTTGATTCGCATGGTGGCGTGCATGGTGCGGTTCAGCACGATGTGCAGGGAGACAAGGAAATATGGCTGCCCATTGAAAAGTGCCTGTTGTTTAGAACGGAAGAGAATATAGACAACCCAGAAGGAAATTCTATTCTATCTGGCGCGTACACTTCGTGGTTTTTCCTTAGAAACTTCCGGGAGATTGAAGGCATTGGTTGCGAACGAGACCTAACTGGAATTCCAAAAGTGAGAGTACCGGCAGAATTACTCACAAACTCCGAATTCGCCACAGAGTTGCAGAACTGGAAAAACCTCATATCTAATTTGCGAGTGGACGAGATGGATGGCTTAATTCTCCCGTTCGATCCGCAAAACCCGGAATTGTATGATGTTACGCTTATGGCATCACCGGGCAAAAAAACATTTGATACCGATAAAATCATTGAGAGGTTAAAGGCAGAGATGGCATCAACGTGTTTGACTGACTTTATATTGCTTGGACACGCTAATGTGGGCTCGTTTGCGCTTGCCCGGTCGAAGCAGGACGCTCTAAACATCGCTATCTCAGGATGGCTTAGACTAATTGCTGGCGTGATTAATTCGCACTTAATACCGAAGCTAATGATGGTGAATGAGGAATTTAGAAACTTGGAGTATTATCCAGAAATAGTCCCGGTCATGCCAAAAGTTCCGTCATATGCAGAATTGGCCGAAATGGTCCGCGCACTTGCATTTGCATCATTCCACATATCTTCTAACAAGCCTATTTTGAACAGCATCTTAGGATCATACGGATTGCCAGAATTGTCTGATGATGAGTATAATGAATTAGTTGACAACGTTGTAGATGGGAAAATGTTGCCTGGGAAAGCTGATGATGTCAATGAGGAGCCCGATAACAGCGAAGATGCTGGAGGAGCGGAGAGCCTGTCGATAGAGGCGAAGGAAGAAGATTAGAGTGAGCTTGAAATTGGAGAGTAGTGATGAGCAAAAGAATTGACATGGCTGGGAAGCGATTTGGAAGACTCCTTGTCATTTCGTACTCACATACTGTGAAATCTAGACGTGCGCACTGGAATGTGCTGTGTGACTGTGGCACAGAAAAGACTGTCAGCGGTAAGTGTCTAAGATCTGGCTACACCAGAAGCTGTGGGTGCCTTCAGAAGGAATCCGCTCGTGCGACAGGTAAGTCGATGGCCGGGAAACTTCACCCGGATTGGGCCAAGCACGACTTAACTGGAAAAGAATTTGGGAGGCTTGTAGCTATTAAGCGACTTGATAAACAAGAGGGTAGTGTGGTCAAGTATCTTTGCAAATGCGCGTGTGGAAATTTTAAGGAGATTGCAGCAAAGAGTCTTGTTGGAGGCCACACAAAATCTTGCGGGTGTCTGCAAAAGGAGACAGCTAGTAAGATGTGCAAGGAAAGAATTGGCGAACTTCATCCGAACTGGAACCCAACCCGCACAGATGAAGAACGGTCTGTGGCTAGGATGTACCCAGAATATTATGAGTGGCGGACAGCAGTTTTCGAGAGAGATAACCATACTTGTCAAAAGTGCGGCAAAATAGGCGGGAAACTTAGAGCACATCACATAGATGGCTACGCAAACAATGAAGAGATGCGTTTAGAACTTTCAAACGGCGTTACATTATGTAAAAAGCATCACGACGAACTCCACGATCTGTACGGATACGATGTCGGCAGGAAAAATCTCAACAAGTTTATAAAATAGAACAGGGAGACTATGATAATAACTCTGGAAGGCAATATTTCGTCAGGAAAGACAACCGTTGGGAACGCAATAGCCGAAACAGGCAGGGCTTCTTTCATAGAGGAGCCAGTAGGCATCTGGCAGACAAAGTATTCAGAGAACCTACTAGACTTGTTCTATAAAGACAAAAAACGATTTGCATACATGTTCCAGAATGCCGCATTTCTAAGTCGCGCAAAAAACAAGGTCAGAAATCCTAGAAATGACAGACCATTCAAATACGTTTCTGGAAAGAAGTATCTATTCAGACAGATTCGTATTCGCGAAGTTATTGCATGAGACTGGCGATATGCTAGATGTCGAATGGGAGCTTTATTGCGAGATGTGGGATTGGCTGAATGAAAGATGGTGCGACGACTCAGACGTTACGGTATACATAAGGACGAGTGCGGAGATATGCTTTGAAAGGATGGGCGGTCGTGGGAGGCAGGAGGAGACAGGCGTATCATTAGAATACTTGCAACTTTTAGAAGCCCAGCACGAAAGTTGGCTTTTTGGTAACAAATGTGTTATAATGGTTGACGGATCAGAAAAGATAGATCCAGAAGCACTGCTCGACAAACTTAACATAGCATGAAAGGGAGACAATATGAGAACCAAAGTATCAATCGCAATACTTGCTCTTGCTTTTATTATCACGCTAGCGGGGTGCATTAACATGCAGACGCCGCCGGTTATCGGAAACATGATCGCAACAAACGAATACGGAATTTACGCCGTTGGCCTTAAGGCTTACGTTGCTGATGACAACGCGATGCTTGTGTGGGATACTGGCGACGGAAAGAAAGAATACGGTGCTAATCCAACACACGACTACGATGAGCCTGGAGAATACACAGTTGTTTTAACAGCAACTATTCCATACGGACTGTCTTCAACCAAAGAATTACAGATCGCTGTCCACTATAACGAGGTTTGTTTCTTTGAGAATGTACAGCCGGGATTCCCTTGGTGGTGCGAACCGCCGCAAACAGTAGAGGATTGGGAACTATAATGTATCTAAGTAATCTACCACCAGGAGTAACAGACGACATGATCCCAGGAAACAGACCAGAAGACAAAGAATGGGATAAATTCCATGAGTGGATTGATGAAATCGCTGAAGTATACGATATTTATAGCGCCGATGACTTCATGGACATTATCTTAGATGCGTTAAAAGAAAAGGGAGAATAACATGATGCAAACAAGCACCTGTATTGTTGGGCTGGAGCGCGACGGAAAAGTCTATATTGGCGGGGATTCTGCTGGAGTAACAGAAGGATTTGATAGGTCTGTACGTGTCGATGAAAAGGTGTTTATTTCAAACGATATGATCTTTGGATTTACTGATAGTTTCCGTATGGGGCAAATTCTTCGATATGTGTTTTCTCCTCCGGCGCAATCTGTAGGGCAAACTGATTTTGAATATCTTTGCGGACCTTGGACTGATGCGCTAATCGAATGCCTTAAAAGCAAAGGATATGCCACGATAGAGAACAATAACATTCGTGGTGGTACGTTCCTTTTAGGCTATAACGGCAAACTCTATCAAGTATACGAAGATTTCCAAATAGGCAAGCGGGTTGAGCCATATGATGCTTGCGGGTGCGCGTTTAACTATGCAATCGGCGTAATGGCCTTATTGGAAGACTATCTTGACACAGATATGACGCCGGAAGAAAAAATAACGAAGGCATTGGAAATCGCCGAAAGGTTTAGTGCCGGAGTAAGCGGACCGTTTGTTATTGAGTGCCTTGATGAAGATAATACAGAGTTCACATTTACGGAGGAATAGATGAAGAAGATGTTTGGCGTTTTGAACGATAAACAGATTAAGGAATTATGTAGTACTGGCGATCCAATGATTAGCCCTTTCATCGACGAACAGGTTGGGTATCCAAGCAAAGGAAACGGGTACTTTGGGTACGATATCACACTTGGAGAAAACTTTAAGCGACAGACAAAGACAAGCGGAACGATTAGCCCTGGGACTGATAACTCTTCTCAGTGGGAAGAATTTAGCTCGGATGACTTTATTATCCTTGAACCTGGGGAAATCATCCTCGCTGAGTCCGTAGAGCAGTTTTCAATTCCAAGAAATGTTATGGGGATTTGTTTCGGAAAAAGCACCTATTGCCGTTGTGGTGTGCATGTCAACATGTCTCCTTTAGAGGCGGGGTGGCGAGGGCGCTTAGTTATCGAGATTTCAAATCAAAGCAGATACAAGAATGTAAACCTTATTGTTGGCGGCGGAATAGCGCAATTGGTATTCTTTGCAGGCGAATATCCGTCTGCTGGATATGGAGAAAAGGATGCGGGGGGTAGCTACCAGGGCCAAGATTCTATCTGGTTGCCAAAATAATTATGAATCTAAAATACATTAAGAAGTTAGCAGAAGCGGACATTTGGAATGCAGGGAAGATTACCCTGTATGACTTCTCCAGAGCCAACCTAAACCAAGAATCACGAGAAGAAGCAGTGACGCTCGTAGCGTCTGAATGTTATGGATCTGAACCAACTGATCGCAAAAAACTATACAACAAACTTATGACAGAACATTGCGGTGGGCCTACATCAAGCGCTGAGTTCTGTCGTGACTGGGATGACACATCAATCGGCGGAAGCCTGCGAAACAACAAAACACTACGCACATTCGAGAACACAATATCAGACATTATGGGTCCTGCTTTCTTTACCAGCGCGTGCTTTAATGGCGTCGCTACATTCAGGCTGAAAGTCCCGATGTTTATTGGCGAGCAGATTTTACGGCACAGAAGTTTTGCGTTTCAAAAACAGTCTCGCAGGTATCAGGATAACGAAAAAGCTCCGTTTGAGTTTTGGTATGATTCAGCGGAAATAGAAGATACTGAATTAAACGACCACTCAATTCGAGCGTATAATTCTCTAATAAAGCAAGGGTACAAGCCTGAAATTGCTAGGTCGAAGATACTACAATCTGCCTATTCGTCTTTCTTCGTGCAGGGTGACATCCCGGCATGGGCGAACTACTTTAATGTTAGGCTAATGCCGTCGGCGCAGGAAGCGCACATAGAACTAGCCAAAGCAATGTTCGCAATGTTGCGAGAACACCAACCGCGATTCTTTGAACACATGCATGGATATGTTGACAACGGGTCCGAAATGGGGTATAATAGTGGTGATGGAATGATCGACGTGGATGAAGCGGCTAAAAGCATTAGAAAAACAATAGCCGCCGATCTTTCCGCTGATAGGCCAGACAGACATGACTGAAGGAGTTAAAATGGATAAAGAAAAGATTAACGGGATGCTTGCGGACGCGATTGAAGACGGGAAGTCAGCAATGGAATATATGGTCGATGTGTTTGCAGCAACGGGAATAACAGACTCATTGACTGATCTTGCTGAAGCGCTAGAAGATGTTGCAGACATGGCGCATGATGCGGGAATAACTATTCGCGAAACAGCATTGGCGGCGGGAATACTCGGAGTTGAAGATTTGGATGAGAATTGCGGAAAAGATTAGAGAAGAGATTGAAAAACAATCTGGAAAACATTATTCACAGAAAGAAGCCGATATGGTTGAGCTAATCATAGAGGCAGGAACATCACATATACGCGCAACAACTGAATCAATGCTAGAAGAACACTTATTTGATTTTAGCAGATCACAAGTAGAAATTCTTGATGAAATTATAGAGTCATTGTAAGGGAGGAATATGAAACGCATAGCAAGTATAGCAGATATGCATTGTGGCCATCGAGCCGGATTGACGCCAACACAATATCTATCACCAGATCCTAAATGGCGTGATGTAGAAGAGGACTTATGGACTCGCTATTTGGACTTGGTAAAGCAATTTGATACTCCAGATATTCTAATTGTTAACGGTGATTGCATCGACGGGCGCGGTGAGCGTAGCGGCGGGACTGAACTTATAGCCCCATCTTTAGCTACGCAACGAGACATGGCGGTTAAGTGCATAATGCAGTGGAAAGCACCAAAAGTAGTTATTTCTCGTGGGACAGATTATCATACGAGCTGGGGAGGAGAAGACTGGGAAGATCTAGTTGCCGAAAAAGTTCTAGCCGAAACAGAAAAACTATACCCTAACAAAGAAGTCACGGTGGTAATCAAAGATCACCCATTCATCAATGTAGATGGCGTAACGTTCGACATCAAACACCACATTGGAAGTTCAGCAGTTCCTTACGGAAGCGGCACTGCAATCGAAAAAGACAAGACATGGAACGAACAATGGTGGATGAACGATGAGGGGCAACCGCTAGCTGATGTAATTATGCGAGCACACGCCCATATTTGTCACGGATCTTACGGCTATCGCGGCTCTCGACGATGGGATGCAATCCGTCTAGCTGCGCTACAAGCCGCTGGGACAAAGTACGGTGGTCGTAGATGCAGCCGAACAGTCCATTGGGGAATCCAGTATGGCGACGTAGATAACGAGCGATACCGGTTTGACGATTTCATTGCCCGTGTTAAAGGGAACCAAGTAAAGGCGGTGAAAATGTGAACGAGATAGAGACGATTATTGTTCCAGAAGAAACACCTGATCCATACCAATACCCGCTGTGGTCGCCAGGCGAGGAAGGTACGCTACGTAGATGGTATCACACTCTTGGGATTACTCAATGTACCGAACATTGGTATAAACTTACTGGGCGGGATAGATCCTATAAGCAGATTGAAAGAAAGGCAAATAGTATGCTCGTGTCCGGGAACATTCCAGACGACTTCTTGGAGTTGCTTGGCAACTAGGGCGGAGGAAATAAATGGCGATATGGTGCTGGGTTTTAATTGGACACACTTTGGTTTGGGCAGCCAGCAGCTCTTTGGTTAATTTCTTCAGCCCTGAGTTATGGGATGAAACTTCATTAGGCGATAAGGTAATTGGATATTTCGTTGCAGAAAGGCAGCTCTATAGAGGGATAAAAGTCCTTATACTGTATAGGAAGAAACTATTCCCGAATATATACAAAAATAGCCAGGACGAGGACGAATACGATGACTGAGAGTTTAGCACAGAAACTATTTGCGGCGCTTAGTAAGAACAGCGGAATGTACCTAAACGACTATGAAGTGGCTCGCATGTCAGGATTGTCAGAGGATGAACTTGAACTGGCGAAAAGCGAACTTGATGAAATACTAAAAGGAAGCGATACGTCAATAACGGTAACAAAAAAAGGTGATAGAAGGTGGAAGATGGTTTCTCGAAGGCCGAAAGTAAAAAAGGAAGAGGAGAAGCAAGTCGGGTTATTTTAATTATGGATAAAAAAGTAATGGTAATAAGCGGATGTAGGCCGGAAATTATTAAAATGTTTCCTATAATCGAAGAGCTTAGAAACAGAGACATTGAGTGCGTTCATGTGCATACCGGCCAACATACAGACCTAGCGATGTCAACGATGGAAGCCCTGGGGATATATCCAGACATTGAATTCTCGGCGATAGAGCATTCTGTGGGATTCGCCAACTCGTCATTGTCGTATATTTTGGACAAACTAGACGGTGTTATCATCAATGACATAAGCCCAAGCGTTGTTGTGGTCCAGGGCGACACCTCGACTACGCTCGCTGGTGCATTATTCGCGTTTCATCACGAGATCCCTTTGGTCTATGTGGAAAGCGGCCTGAGAACATATAAAAAAGAACCATATCCAGAGGAGATAAACAGGCAGATCATAGCAAGAATCGCCGACGTTAACTGCTGCCCTACTAAAAACGCAATGAACAATTTAATCAGTGAAAACGTAATCGGCGAGAAATACGTAGCTGGAAATACAGAGGTAGACGCCATATATTACGCGCTCGATAACTGCGTTCCTAAGAAGTGTTACAGCGTTGACGACGGGCGTAGAACAATCGTAGTTACATTACATCGGCGCGAAAGTATAGGAATGCCAATGCGAAATGTTTGCAGAGATATTGTGAAGGTCGCAGAAACAACACCTGTGGATGTAATCGTAACAAAGCATCCAAATCCCGGTGTGTCGAAAATCATCGAGGAAGAACTGGAAAACATTGATCTGCAACTTAATAGCACGATGCTTGTAGTAGAGCCAATGGATTTCGTGTCGTTTGCGCATCAAATGGCAAAATCCACACTAATCATCACAGACTCAGGTGGAATACAAGAGTCGGCATCGGCATTAGGAATTCCAGTAGTTGTGGCTAGAAACGTTACAGACAGGCCAGAATGTTCATCAGTTATAGCAGGAACAAACGCCGGAAACGTATACACAGCGGTAATGAAAATATTGAAATCGCAAGAACTGTACGACGAAATGGCAAAAGCAAAGTGTCCGTTTGGAGATGGACATGCGGCGGAAAAGATAGTTGACTTGATATTGGAGGTGTGAAATGTATTCAGTTTATTTAGTATATGAAGACAACGAACATAGACACGCCGTTAAGGACGTGATAGGCATTTTTTTTGAACAGATTGACGCTTATGAATGGGCGGCAAAACTAGAAAAGGAAAGAGACGACAACGAACGCGAAAGAGCGAAGACATCGACTATTGGTTTTATTGAGCCTGAAGACCGAGACTGGCGATGTTTTACAGTAGAACATTGGAACGTAAGATAAAAACACTTGACATTTACAAGAAATGTAGTATAATATAGAAAAGGAGGATACATGGACATACTTAAGTTCTCTAAAATAATAACACTTATGTCCACTCAGACTTGGCGAGATGTGTATTTCGAGATGCTGTACCAAATGAAGAATTCAGATGGTGCTTGCCAACGTGCGTTCAATAATAGGATGCGGTCTATCGGTATGGCTGAATTTGCCGAAGATATATCGCACAGACTTAGGTGGTGACAACAATGAATATAGCCAAGCAAGAGTTCGATAAAATTCAAAAGAAACACAAAAGAGACCTAGCAGAAAGAGAGATTGATATCAAGAGGATGATGGGTGTTCTGGCGAGTTTGCTGGATCTATTCTCGGATACTAAATCGCCGGAGGATCTGACGTGGGCGCTTGAAAACATCAGCGAGTCATCGACAGATGCTATTATTGCTAGATGCGCTGAGGCGTCGAGTTTGGTGGAGCTTTTGGAGCAGAAGTATCTATTTGAAGCGTAATATAGGATGGTTAACGTGGCTAAAATAATTACGGCAGATGTGCTGGAGTGGTGCAAAACATACGATGGGCCTAAGTTCCATGCAATTCTATGTGACCCTCCTTACGAGTTAGGGTTCATGGGGAAAAATTGGGATAAGACAGGCATTGTGTTTGATCCGGCGACTTGGGAGGCGTTGGCCGAACATCTATATCCCGGTGGATTTGGGATGGCGTTTGCATCATCGAGGGGATGGCATCGTTTAGCTGTAGCGATTGAGGATGCTGGATTGCGTATACACCCAAGTATTTTTGGTTGGAATTTTGGCTCGGGATTTCCAAAAGCTACAAGGGTAAAGGGTTCTGAGGTATTTGAAGGCCATCGGTATGGTCTACAGGCAATGAAACCAGCACTTGAGCCGATCATTATTTTTCAGAAAAACTACGAAGGAAAGCCAGTAGAGAGCATAGTAGAGACAGGTGCTGGGGCGTTGAACATTGACGGGGCGCGGATCGGGACAGAGGAAAGAGAGTACAATTTGAAGGGCGGCGAAAACTTAAACAAATTATCTCGCAAAGATGGACATGATTCCGAATCAGCTAAGGGCTGCGGAGCTTACGGAATAGGCGCAAAACAAACATCTATCGGCAGTAAAACAGTACAAGGCCGCTGGCCCGCAAATTTCTACGTAGACGAAGAAGCAGCGGCAAGGCTTGGCGAGCAGAGCGGGGAGCGAAAGAGTTCGATATACGATACGAGCAAAGGAGACACATGTGGATTCCACGATTCTCTTGGGAGAAAGAAATTGCGCAAACGTACTGATGTTGGTGGCTACGATGACACCGGCACAGCCGCAAGATTCTTCTTCAACGTAAACCGTCAGATAGACGAATCAGATCCTGTACTGTATCAAGCGAAGACGTCTAGGAAAGAGAGGGATGCGGGGTTGGATGACATGGCTAGCATTAGAGAAAATCTAACGGACAAAGAACGTGAATATGTTATGGTGGAGTTGAGGAAACATGGGTTTCTTGAATAGCGGATTCTATTTCGGAACGAACGATGGAAGGAGATTTATGAACAATACATTCCCAAAAGCGAAGAATGCGCAAACCGCACTTTCTCATATAGGCATCCTGAGATTTGTCGAGCGCCACTCTCTTGGATTGTCTGGCATCAAGATTAGAAAACTTATCGCGATTGCCGTGCCAGTAGTCGCCGTCGAATTGGATAACAAGTCCGCGCTCAGGAATAAATGCGTCAACGACGAATTTTTCAAACAACATAGTTTGTTTTGTATAGCCAATCTTCATGCCGTCAAGGATTTTATATCCAGCAATCTCAAGCTTGTTCGGGCTAAGTGTTTGTTGTATGGCATTCATCTCAAGAAGGCGTTTCTTAACTGCCGGGTCGTTGTTTCTGCATGTAATAGAACAGTAAGTTGGGTTAGTCTGCTCGGCACGAGAAGGCGACAACCTATATCTCTTTCCGCATATTTTGCAGATGAATTCTATTTTATTACGCCCTTGCCATTTATTAGCACAAGCAATAGAACAGAATTTGGCTTCTTCGGAACGGCACTTTGGAGCGTAAAAGACAGTACTGCATTGTTTGCAAACACACATTTTCCCGGTTTTTCTCTTTGCGTTTCTCGACTTATTGCCGCATTCAGCAGAGCAAAACATATGTTGGTTGTACGTTTGTTGAAACTCTTTCCCGCACCATTCGCATTCGCTGATTGGAAGCCTACTCGCGATGCCTTTGCATTTCTTAGAGCAGTAACGGCCTCCGTTCTTTTTTTTATTAGACGCGCAATCGGACCACTGAAACTCCTTCCCACATACTTCGCAAATTCTAGTTATTTTTGGCATGTGTATATTATACACGATACAGAACGAATTGTCAAGGCAATGGTGATAACATGATGGTTAAATACGCTGATGTGCCAGAGCATTTGAAGAAATATTTTAAGAGAAATTCCGGGGGTGATAATAGTGGGGTGCGGAATTCGCATCCTACTTGAATGCCGTTAAGCCTATAGACCTAACACGATGGCTAGCAACATTACTATTGCCACCAGAAGAGTATGCGCCGCGCAGAATCCTAGTGCCGTTTTCAGGCTCAGGATCAGAAATGATCGGGGCGTCATTAGCTGGCTGGGAAGAAATCGTTGGGATAGAAATGGAAGAAGAGTACGTAGAAATAGCAGAGGCGCGATTAAAGCACTGGGAAAATAAAACAGAACAACTCAAGCTTATATAGAGGAGCAAAAATGACAAACGCAAAAGTTATAGAAAAGAATAATGACCTAGTAGTTATCGAAGTAGACGCAGGGTATTCGGCGACGTTTCTAGAACTTCCCGGAGATTTCTCGCCAGAAAGCTTTTTCAAGGCAACTGAGGTCGTTGAAATACAAAAACAAGACTGCCATACCTGTCCGCACGCATCTTCAAGTAAATTCGACAAGATTAGGAAGGGCGTTAGTGAAGATGGTAAAAAACATGATATTCTATATGGCCGCGTGATTGGTACAAATCGATGGGAAGTTGCGAGTTTTATGTATGAGAAGGCGGAATGGTCGGATTCTGAAGCGAAAGAACACTGCAAGAATCATGGTGGGGTCGCTTTCGAGAAGGCGGTGGGGAAGGTTGAGGAAGTGGAAGAGGTTGTCGAGGGCGGGTTTGTAGTGAAAAAGGCCGATCAGCTTCGACACCTTGTATACGGCGTAGCTCTAGATGTCAACACTGTAGATCTGCAAGGAGATTTCGAGGTACCTCTTGAAGTGGAGAAAGCGGCTCACAGATACCTACTGAATTTGTGGGCTGAAGAGAAGCCATCGATGATTGGAGCACAACACGACTATCCTATTCCGGCGGCAATTGTGGTAGAGTCCTACATTGCGCCAGTGAGCTTCTACTTTGACGGAACTCCTCACGACGCAGATCATCTAGTAGAAAAAGGGAGCTGGATTATAGTCAGTTTAATTAGCGACGATGAAGAATTTGATCGCGTATTAAGCGGCGAGTATTCCGGTTATTCGGTGCAGGGTACTGGCCAAAGGAAACCAATAGCGTAGAGGGAGCAATTGAAAAAGAAAATAGAATATCTAACACCTAAACAGTTGCGTACAAAATTTATGCTCAGCTTGTCACGAATATACACTTTGTTGAATGACCCTGTTGACCCAATCCCTCATCACAGGATTGGCACATCTTACAGGATTATTGTTGACGAACTCGACGATTGGCTGAAAAGACATCATAAGATAATGGGTAAAGAGCGGTGATTCAGTGAATAAAGAAAAAAAGCGAGAATACAATAAGAGATATCGCGAGAAAAACCGCGAACAAATAAGCGCCAAAAATGCTGCTTATTACGTCAAGAACAAGGAGAGGCTTTTGGCCGATCACGCTGTTTATGCAACAGGGCATAGAAAAGAGAAAAAAGAGACTAATGCTATTTATCGTGCAAACAATAAGGAGAAGAAAAAAGCCTACAACGCAGAACACAAAGAAGAAATAAAATCTTATAGCGCTGATTATTACATTAAACATAAAGAGGAGAGAAGGGTTTACGACGCAGCTTATCGTGCTTGCCATAAGGATGAGATAAAAGCTTATAAGGATACTCACAAGGAAGAGGCAATCGCTTATCGAATCGCGAACAGGGATAAGTGCGCGGCCCATTCTGCCAAGCGGGCGGCTTTAATAAAAGAGGCTACAATAGGAGATTTAGAACAAATTTCAGAAATATACCGCCAGGCTGATGAGGACGAAGGTATAATATGTTATATATGTGGCGAGGTAATCGATCTTGGAATGCGCCACGTTGACCATGTTTTCCCCGTGAGCAAGGGAGGAGCACACTGCGCAGACAATCTGAAGATAACTCATGCGCGCTGTAACTTGATAAAAGGGTCAAAGTTGATCGAAGGAATAAATATTTAGACTAGTAGTTTTGCAATAACGCAGAGACGCCCGCCATAACGACGGGCGTTCTTTTTTTTGCGATTGGTCAGAGCCTATCGCAGCTGGACATCTGAACAGTAATATTATACAACATTTTTCGGCTAATTGCAAGCCAAGAGCCATTTTCCCATATATCCCACACATTCCAAAAACTACTGGACAATTATACTTAATTATCGTATAATCATAATTGCTATGGATGACACAAAATACTGGAACGAATTGACGGGGACACAGGGTGTTAGCGAGCTGCTGGATCTGGATATCGATAGAACAGATTTAGTTGGTTCACCGGCCATTGGACGTAAATTTCTTTTGCTGAAATCTAATGATGGCGAACACCAAAACACAGAAGTTAAAAAGGAGGAATACATGGACAAGCTTATCGAAGTCCTAAAAGGCCTGATTGCGCACGCCGATAACTCGGATTTTGCGGATCAAGCTGTTGATGTCTTAGATCGTTTACAGAAATCTGAAAACGAGGAAGACGTTAATGGCTTACTCAATGACCTTGAGGCGGCATTTGGCGAAAGCGATACGATTACCAAAGAGCAGTTTGGCGAATGGGCGACTAAGGCCGAGGCACTTATCGTAAAGGATGAAGACGAGGATGAGGAAGAAGAGGAAGTTATCGAACCTGATCCTGTCGAAAAATCCGAGGACGAAGAGTCCGACGAAGAGGAAGCCGAAGAAGAGGAGGAAGACGTAATGGATAACGAGATCGAAAAATCACTCTCGGAGAAAATCGAGAAGCAGGCTGCGGAACTTAAGTTGGCGAAGGCCGATCTTAGGAAGCAGCAAGTGGAGATTGAGTCTCTTCGTGTAGAGAAACAGCGAAAAGAATTGGTAGAGAAAGCCTCTAATGATCTTAGTCATCTAGGTAAAGCCTCTGATGAAATTGGCGATCTGCTCATGTCCCTTAGACTTGCTGGAGTTCCCGACAAGATCTTTGACGGAGTTTATGGGCTGTTGAAGTCTAATAGCGAAATGATTAAGCAAAGTGGATTCTTCAATGAATTTGGCACATCTATAGAGGAAGACGAATCTGATCCTCATGTCAAGACAATGAAGTCTGCCAAAGAGCTTGTGGCGAAAGGAGATTTCCCAACAGTAGCACAAGCATATGCGTCTATCTATAAGGAAGACCCGTCTGCTTTTGACGCTGAGGAATAAAAATAGGAGGATGGTTAAATGTCTACTGAAAGTTTTGGCGTAAAACAGTCGTTTAAGGCTGATGCCGATTATTCAGATAAGCAATATTACCTTATGTATATTTCAGCTTCCGAGACGGTCACTATTTGTGGCGAGAAAGGTCTTGTTATTGGAATTATGTATGGCAAGCCTGAGTTGGGCGCATACGGTGATGTTCTTACCGCGCCAGGTGTTATGGCGAAGGTAATTGTAGGAGATACTGTTGCCGCCGGGGATTTGCTTGAGAGCGATTCTGCCGGACGGGCCGTTGCATTTACATACGCGAGTGGCGGAACACACGAAACTTATACTGTTGGACGAGCAGTTACAGGCGGTGCCGAGAACGGAATTATCACGGTACTAACAGGCTTTTGCCTGGCCGGGAAATCTTAAGGAGGCGATGACAAATGACTTATATTAAGAAAACTGGAATTGCCCAACCTGGTGATGTCCATGTAGATACCGGCTTAACGATGGTTTCGGTTGCTTATAAAGAAGCTGCGGAGATGTTCCTTGCTCCTAAAGTTTTCCCGAACGTACCAGTAAAGAAGCAATCTGATCTCATCGCTAAGTTTGACAAGAATGACTGGCTCCGTAACCAGGCTAAGATTCGCGCTCCTGGCACTGAGTCTGCTGGCGGCGGGTTCGACATCGACATCTCAGATCAGTATTTCTGCGATGTTCATGCAATGC